TACGAAGGCAGCTTCTTTGCCATCAGCAAGCCATTCGCATGCATCCTTATATTCAGGATCAGGTTTAAATATCTTGCACTTGCTGCCAAACAATTCAGCAACTTCCTTTGCTGCCTTCTTCCCTGCCTCATCACCATCAAAGCAAAGCACAATGTTTTCAAAGCTGTTGATGTATTCGTAGTTGGCCTTGGCATCTTTCAATGCACTACCTGCGCCTGTGCGTATAGACACAACAGGATATTTACTACCTGTCAATTGGTATGCAGCCAGTGCATCAAACTCACCCTCAGTGATGGTGAGATACTTACCATTGGATGGGTATAGGTTCTGTCCAAACAGAGTACCCTTGCTCCACCCACCCACTGTCGTGAACTTCTTGTCCTTCACCTCTCTACGCTTAGCTGCTACCAGTTGGGAGTTGCTGTCTTGTCTCTGTATCTACATCTATCACTTCAAGTCTTTCATTGTTGGTTGATGGGATGTATGTATCACATACAAAACATTTGGTGGACATGTCTTCGTTGATGGATAAGCCATCACTACTACCACATGTCTCACAAGGTAGGTGTGTTTTTAGGAAAGTCATGGCCTTTGTAAGTTACTTTGTTAGTCTTGAGCACAGTGTCGTATCCCTGAAATAGCTTAGCCATTCTAGCATCGTGCATAGCATGGAGGCCAATTAATAAATTGGATATCTCATCTTCATCGGGCTTCTTCTCTCTGTCCAATAACACCCACAACACAGAGTCAATGTCTTCTCTTGTCCTCCATGCTGCTAGGATGAGATCTTCTAGTTCATGTAGTTTCATTTTTTCCCCTTGCTCGGATGGCTTCTGCAATAACTGTTGATGGATGAAACCAACCTACTGCCCACTCATCTGCAATCTTTGCACACGCCTCACGCTCCATGCGAATGGCAGCTTTGATGGCATTAGCTTCCCAGTTATAGGGCTGACCCTTCATTGAATTCTCACGTTCAATGCGAGCAAACTCATCGTCTTCATCTGTGTGTATCATTTTGCTGCCTCCATATACAAACCCACATTACCCAGTGCATAACCAACAAAGGCTATGCCTAGCCCAGTGTTACCTTTGAGTAGCAGATCCACTGCCACCACTGTATACACTACACCTACAACTGCGATAAGCCATGCACTCATTTGTTCACCTTGAATTCCTTAAGCACTCTCATAGTTGCTTTAATAAGTTCCATGTCCTGAGATGGCTCAGGTAAATTACTTTCCCACCGAAGTAAAAACTCCAGTTCTTCTACAACGATAGCTTCAATCTCTTCTCTTGTCATATGTTTCTCCTTATCAATCTAGCATATGAATCTGTATTACTACAGTAACTTTTTATCCACGCCTTACTACTATCACGCTCATACATACCCCTACATTTAGAACATCTGTACATCATGTAAGCCCCCTCATTTCCTGTGTCACTGTTGCACTACGCAAGGTGTTCTTGATGTAGGGTGTTAGGCTTTGCGGTGTGGCATGGCCTGACACTGACATGATGTTGGTGATGGGTACACCCACCTCAATCATCTCTGTGATGGCGGTCCTTCGCAAGTCCTGTAACACCAAGTCATTAGGCAAAGAAGCATCAATCATAATTTGTTTAGCTACTCTAGACAAGTTAAACAAACTGTAAGGTAGCAAGCCACCCTTCCTATCAGGAACATTAGATGGTGCAATGTATTGCTGCCAACCAAACTCAGCATGCTGTTGTCTCAGCATAGTTAGTAACCCCTGACTTGTGGGGATAGTCACCCTAGACCTACGCTTGCTTTGTTCCAAGTGCAACACACCCTTCTCTAGATCCACCTGATCCCATCTAAGCTTACGCATGTCACCCATGCGCTGTCCATACTCATAGCCCATCTGCACAATGAGTCCTACATTACGCCACTTGAATGTGGAATAGGCAGTGTTCATGAATGCCCTAACATCTTCCCTGCTCCACACAGTTCTGCGAGGCTTGTCT